AAATCTGCATAATTTCATTATGAGATTTGGTTTTTAATGTGGTGGCATCTAGGCCAAGACCTAATTTACCAAGTGAAGCATTTGATCCATCAAAAGATTTTGCTATTGCATTTGTAACTGCTTCAAGTGGTTTGCCTGTTGCGGCTGCAATTTCTTGTGATAGATTGAGCAATTCTTGTGCTTTAGTAACATCATTAGTTGAGCGAATCAAACGAGTTAAGGCTGGCCTAATTTGGTCATCTGTTGTTGCAGTAGCAATTGATTGTTTTGTTATGTATTGATCAATGCTTTTAATTTGTGCTTCAGTTGCATTTGTTGATGATCGAATTGTTTCTTCAAGTCTTTTACGGCTTACTTCATCCGCGGCGGCGGCTTTGACTGCTGATGCTGCAAACGCGCCAGCAGCAGCGCCAGCGGCAGCGAATGCTAAAGCAGCCTTTTTACCAAAATCCGCAATTTGATCTTTAGAATTTTCGACTACTTTTTCGGCATCTTTTAAACCTTTACGAAGGCCATCAATGTCGGCTGCAAGTGCTACGGTTAAGGTTCTAGCCATTGTCAAATTCCTTCTTTATGTCAATAATAACATCTTCAAATTCTTTAATGACTGAAGGTTGCAAGTGCCTTAATGTTGGGAATATAAACCAACCGCGTGAACCTGGTCCTTTAGGCGCTGGACCTGACCATCTTGGGAATTGAGGGTAAGCCTTTGATCCAAACTCATAGGCTGCACCAATTCCAACTCTTTGTCCTGGTGCTTCGTTCCTAGTATTGAATTGAGTTGTTGCACCGCCTGAAAACTTTTGACTTGCAAAACCAAACTTGATTTCACCTAAAACTGAAGATTTGCTGACTTTACCGCCTTGAGCAATTCGATCAGCAGCCTTGCCGCGACCTGCTGCAACATTGCGAATTTCTTTTAATGTTCGTTCTGCAATTGCACCAACGCGTCTTGCAGTTTCCTTTTGTGCAATCTCGCCCATCTCACGAATTACTTTTGCAAACTGGCGTAATTCTTTAGGATCATAAACAATCACTGGATCAGTCATTGGTTCTCTCCTTTAGAATTTCAATTGCGGTCAATATGTCTTCGGCTTCAGTCCATTCGCTCATTGGGATTTGTGTGGCAATTGCCAACTGAATCAATAAACGATTTAGGCTTCCTGCTGGATGGCTTTTGGGTTTGCATCACCAACTATTACATCTGTAACAGTTTCGCACCATGCATCATAGGGTTTGACTGGCTTTCCAGCCGCTTCCCGCTTATGTGCATGATAAGCAAGAAACATAAGATCGCTAATGCCCATTTTGTCTTGAGCCTGGCCAATAATGTTTCCTGTCTGTTTTTCCCATTTTGCCCACTCAGGCGGTTGGGCTACATAAGTTGCTTGCTCGCCTGAGTTATATTCAATTGTGATTGGTAATTTCATTAGTTGCTCCCGTTTCTAATTGTTAAGCGAAGTTTTCTGCTGGCACTCCAATAACTTGGAATGTTAAAGAAACTGTTTGTGCATCTGGTGCAGTTCCGCCCGCTGATGGCCAAGTTGGTAAAACCTGGAATGTAAATACGGCGCCTGATGCTGCTGTAAATACTGTATTGATGCCAGTGTTTGGTGCTGACTCAGCAACGCCCCATAGAATCTCGCATAATGATCCTGTTGCTCCCCAATCGGCTAGCATCTCTACTGCTAGGGTGAAGTTGTTGTCGATTACTTTGTATGCCTTGCCATCTAGTGTTTCATAAGTTTGACGATTCATTTCGCCAGTTAGTGTTGCACTTGTTGCTTGTGCGTCGAAAGTGTTACCGCCGATTGTGAAGGTAACATCCCGACCAGTTATTACGGTGGTAGCCATTTCGCTCCTTAGGTTGTTTGGGTGTAGTAGGTTGAAACATTTATATCAGCGATCAACATTGTTGACGCGCCGACTTGTGTAACTGTTGGTCTTTCGACCGATCCGACAACATATCCTGATGGGATAACTGCCAGAATGCTCATAATTAGTTGCTCTATGTTATCAAGTGATGCAGGGTTTGAATGGTAAGCAACTGCTGCGGTTATTGTTAAATTTATTTTTGCACGAATTGTTTGTTTGCCAATTGTGTCTAATTCAAGATAAGGTGATGCAGGAACAAAAACAATCGCTGGAGTTTGTGGCGCCTCAGGAACATGATTGTAAACATTGGCTGACAATGCAGAAAAGGCAGTTGCAAGAGGTTGTCTAACTGCTGATAAAATTGTTGATGCTGGCATTATTGCGCCATGGTTTCGGTGTCAATGTAACTGCCTAATAATCCCACACACTTGTTCCATAAATTTCGGCCCATCCTGAACGGAGTGCTGGTAAAATCAACACCTTCGATTTGACCGCCTGCGGCTACTCTTGCCTGAAAGACTTCGACTGCAACTGCATAAACTGCTGCAATGACTGATTGATTGCCAACATAATTGGCTGCATTTGATAAGGTGGCAACGCCTGAAGGTATGACATTAGCCTCGAGTATATCGGCGTTAGTGATTGCGGCACTAAATGTAAATTGGCTAAGGTTGTCTGCCAAAACTGTTCTTGTGCCGTTGTATGGTGATCCGCACCCTGTAATGACAACTGATTGTCCTTCGGTAAATTCATGGATTCCGACTGTTGTAAATGTGGCAACATTATCGTTTAATTCTGTTTTTTGGATAAATGATTTGTATGACACAAGCATTGGCAAAACAACCTGCTCACTTGCATCAATGATTCCATTCAAATAATCGTCTGAATAAAGAGAAGAACTTACACCGAGCACACTTCTCAACTGACTGGCAGTAATAATGGACGGCATAAGTTCCTCTCTAATCTCCCTTTAAAGGATGCCTGAGATCGGGAGCAACCCCAGGCACTCAGTTAAATTACGCTACGAACAATGAACGGAATGCTGTTGGGTAGCGGTTAACTACGCAAACATAACCGTAAATTCCAATTTCAATTCTTCCATTGGCGACAATATTGGCGCGAATGTCAAATGTTCCAGACTCATGGAATCGCATTGCTTGTGCTGGATAAACCAATGCAGCCTTATCGCCAACATTGTTTCCAGTGTAGTTTGGATCAACAACTAATGAAAGTCCTGCAACTGTTCCTTGTGTTGAACCTTGTGTTACTAATCCTGCTGCATTTTGTGGTGCTGCTGCTGCAAACAATGGACGGCTTGAACCATCAACTGCTCCTAATAGATTAGCGAAATCAATGTTTGTATATCCACCTGATGGTGCAACCATTAAGCGGTTTGGTGTAAAGCGCATCACTCCGTAAGAATCTGCAATTCCGTCAGCGATTGCTTTGTAAATTGAAGTTCCTGAAGATGCACCTGCATTGTCTGCTGCAATTTGTGCTGCATAAGCATCAGTCTTTTGTGCGTAAGATGCGGCCAACTCTCTTAGATACAAGTCAATAAAACTTGGGTCTGACCTGTCTGCTAACTCTTGATTTATGACGCCAGCGCCAGCAAACTTGACAACTGTATCCTCTTGAAAGGTTACTGTTGTATCTGTTGAAGAATACTCATTGCCTTCAGCAGTTAATGCAACTGTTGCTTGTGTTCCCAACTTAGGTGTGAAGATTTTCATTCCTGTTGCTGGTAGTGGTGCGCGCTCAATTGAATCAATGAACGGACGGCTTGCATCAATTACGCCGATAATGTCGCGTAAATAGTTTGGTGGAACCATTCCTGTATTCTCAGAAACGGTTGCAATCTGTAATGCTGCGACTAAATCGCGGGCATCAGTATCACCTTGGATTGCTCGAATTTGTGCTGATACATATTGGCCAGCAGTTACATTTGTGTCAACGCGTGGCTTTGTGTAAGCCATGAATGTTGATGCTGTAACAACTGGTGCTTGTGCCGCTTCTACCGCTTCGGTGGCGATAGGGGCCTCAGAATTTACTTCTGACACTTGTTGCTCCTTTGGTTGTTCATCCGTAGCGGTTGCTTCGGAATTTTCTGGTGTTTCACTTGCTGCAACTTCAGCAACTCGGGCTGAATCAATTGCTGGTTGAGTTACCAATGAAACTTCTTGCAAAGTAGATGATTTAATTCTTAATACTCCTTCTTCATTTTTCCATTCGTTAATTTTTACACCAACTGAAAATCCGTCGCGTAATCCAGTTGCGGCCTCTTCCAATGCGTCATCCGCACGAAAAGTTTTGGCCAAACGGAAGGTTGCCTCTAAACCTGTATCTGTTGCAGTTATATCAATTAGTTTTCCAAGCGGCTTGGTAATTTCATGCTCAAGCAATAATTTGACTGGCTTGCTAAAATCAATTGAATCTTTTTCAAATACTGTTGCACCAGCACTAGTCGAACCGCGTTCATCCCAGGTTACAATCTTTCCAGAGATGGTTCGCTTGTTTGTATCAGCAGCAGTTATTTCAATCGGGAAGTTTATCTTCATCTTATTAGGTCTTCTTCCTCTTGTATCTGTTCAACGCTCATTGCGCCGATTCTGTTTAGTATTTCGTAAACTTGCGCTCTTTCTAATGCAGAACCACGCAAGAAGTCATCAATGTCAAATCTAACTTCCATGCCGTTTGGCACAAAATCAGCCATTGATAATCTTTGTTCGATTGCAGTCAAAATTGGCCGCAATGAAAAATCAATAAGTGCTTTACGCTCTGCTGTCATATTTGAATAAGTCATTGAAGTAGTTTCGGCAGATACGAATGATGCAGGGATGCCTGCTGCTCTTGCAATCTCTAATGCAAGATATTGTCTTGCTTCGTTTAATTGTAATTTAGCAGGATCAAATCCAACGGCTTGTAATTCCACATCAGAATTTAAAAATGCCGTGGACCGTGTATTTCTGGCAACTTTCCATTGCTCAAGTAATTTTGTAATTCTTTCGGAAGTTAACGGTGCGCCGTTTGCTTTTAATGCCATTGTAGGCATTGGTTCTTTTGCATAAAGTTCTGCTGCATTTTCTAATGCAAGTGCGGCTTTAATTGTTCTACCTGCACGATTTAAAATTCCTTCATCTAATCCATTAAATACAATTAGTGATCCAGGACCAAAGGGTGGAACTTTTTTGCCGTCAACTGTATAATATTCAATTTCAGTTGAGTTTGAATTTAAACTTGCATAAACTCTGTTCGGTGCAATTCTTGTCCATGATCTAATTCTTGATCCGTCAGTTAATGAGTAATTTTCGATAACCATTCCATAAGCGATTCCGCCTAAAAGTAAGTCTTCAGCGATCCAACTATAAATTGCTGAACCTGCAACTCTTGGGTCTGGTTGCATAATAACTCTTTGTGGTCTTACATGCTCATTAGTAAAATGATTGTATTGTTCAAGTGGTAATGACCCAACTGTTGAACAAATTATATTTCTTGCGCGAGCGCCAGCAGGCACGGCCATAAATTGTTCTCTTGATGCAGTTGAAGTAGAAAATAAAAATCCGCCTAATAATTGTTGCGCGTTGTATGGCGCCAAGGATGCTTGAACATCAACTTGATCAATTGCTTGTTTTGTGGTAAATCGATCGAATAATCCCATTGACTAAGATTATACCATTTAGCCAATGCTGAAGCCACGGCAGCGCAAACCGCGACCTTGCTCGCTCTCCTTCCAATAATCCAACTTCCATCACCGTAAGGCAATCTTGCTGCCGATAACACTTGTTGCGTAAATTCTTCTTGCCCGCCATGTTGAAGTCTATGGCTGTTTATCGCTCCAAGCCATCTATCGCACGATTCTGTATAAATTGCTCCATCCATGTCAGTAACTGGGATTCCTGCTGGAACTAATCGGCTTGCAATGGCTTGACTTGTTTTTTTGCTATAAGCAACTGTTTCAACATGATATTTTCTAACATAAGGTGCTATGTCATTGGCAACGGCAAAATCATTTAATGAATAATCATTTGACCAGGTATGCAGTAGAACCATGTTAAATCTTTCGCCGTCTATTCGTTGGGCAGCAACTAAGGCGGCATGTTTACGATCTGGTGAACAGTCCAAGCCAAACCAGGTTGCTTTGTCAGGGTCCAGTGGTATTGGATCAATTTTGCATTGTGCCCACTTTTGCGCATCTACTGCTGAGTTAATTGTGTCAACCCATTGAGCCAAGATTTCAGTTCTAACAATATCTTGAGGATCATTTATAACTGCTCGAATGTTATCTGGATGGATTGTTACACCTAACGAAGGGTTGGATTGAGCGAATGCTCGCCAGTTAATATCGCCTGACGGAAGGGTAATCGGCGCATCTGGTTCTGCACTCCACTCAAACCAACCGATCGGGTCTGAGGTTCCCGCACTCGCTGCAAGAGCGCGTTCACGAAGTTTATTTAAAATTATTGAGTGTTGGTCGCCTGCTGAACTATAAATCCATACTTGAGGATTCTTAGCGGCCATCATTGAGTAGCGCATTGATGACCAGGCTTCTTCGTCTTTGTATTCTCTTAATTCGTCTAAATGAATTGTTTCAGGTTTACTTAATCCACGCGCTGCATTGTTTGATGCTTTTACGACAAACCTTCGATTGCCTTTTAACTCGATCTCTTCAGCGCCGTGTTGCCAGCGTATCTTTTTGACCTCAGATGCCAGTTTGTCATTCTGTTCAATGTGGCTGACTATCTGACGAAAGGTTTCAAGTGAGGTCGTAAGTCTATGAGCAGATGCCAATTGCAATCCCTCGCCCCAGACATACATGCCAGTTAAGATTCTAAGCATCATTAAAGTTGACTTGCCTTGCTGCCTAGCCATGATCAAACCAAGTTCAGAATGTGCCCATCTACCATCAGGTCGAATTTTGGGGCCATGAATGCAGACAAACTTTTGCCATTCCATAAGATTCAGGTTAATCTCATGAGCAAACTCAATCATTTCGT